GAACCGCCACTCGATAGAGCTGGCTTAAACAAACTGACTCGGGCTAACGCTTATCACGGTTCCATCTTAATGGCTCGCCGTAACATGATTGCGGGCCGTTACACCCAAGGTGGAATGCAGAAGCAACAAATGCAATCAGCCGTGCATGACTTCTTAGAATTTGGTGACACTGCCCTACTTAAGCTTCGTAACTACTTTGGCAAAGTCATTGGACTATGGCCTATTCCAACTATGTATTTACGTAAACGTAAGAACGGGGACTTTGCTTTCCTAGAGCGGGATGACAAACAAAAGAGTTACAAGAAAGAAGACGTCATATTCATCAAACAATACGACCCAGTTCAGCAAGTCTACGGAGGACCGGATTACCTTGGTTGTGTCCAGTCGGCTTTACTTAGCCAGGACTCCACCACGTTCCGTCGCCGGTACTATAAGAACGGTTTGCACATGGGTTTTATCTTCTATGCGACTGACCCGAACTTGTGTAAAGACGATGAAGAAGACCTAAAACAAAAGATGGCTTCAAGCCGTGGTGTGGGTAACTTCCGTTCAATGTTCATCAACATTCCAAACGGCAATGAGAAAGGGATTCAGTTGATACCCGTTGGCGACATTGCAACAAAAGATGAGTACGAGAAAATCAAGAACGTCACCGCCCAAGAGGTGATCACCGGTCATCGCTTCCCTGTCGAACTGGCCGCCATCATTCCAAACGGTGGTACTCGTGGTGACCCGATTAAATTTGATTACGTTTACTGTAAAAACGAAGTGATACCTGCTTGCGAAATGTTCATGGATGCCGTGAACAGCGACCCAGAAGTACCCAAACACCTGCACTTGACCTTCAATTTGGACAATGTGGCGGCCTAACTAGCGTGACATTTTTTGCAATTATGTTTTTCTCTTCAATTTGCGTTCAGCTCTTTATCCATAAGGGCTGAAAAGCAACTCAAACGATCGTCATAAAACACAAACGATCATTAAAAAACCGACCAAAAATACAAAAGCCATTACATTTCAGATAGTTAACAAAACCAACCAGATCAACACTGATCATCAGAATTTCAATTCCTTGCAATTTTTTGCACTCTTCGCAATTTTATTAGACGCTCTGTAAGCCATTTTAAGCACTGTTAACTTGCGGCAAACCCCGTTATTCCTAAAGGGCTAGCGGCTTGTTAGCCTTCCATAGCGGCGGCAGAATTTCACTGAAATAGAATTGCGAAAAAATGAGATCGAAAACGTTTCAGGTGGGGAGGAGGAGTGCGATTTTCGTGGGTTGGTTGTGTTTTAGGTGGGCTGTGTGACAGACGTAAAAAAGCCACCGTGAGCGGTGGCTATGGGAAATGCTGAAGTTCAAGCTTGATGCTAAGTGGCTAACAACATACCACAAAACGAAATTAAGCCACCGTACACACAGAGCAAACTTTGAAGTAACTTCGCCGAGCGTTGGCAGTCCGTCTTAAGCAATTTGTTGGCTACGCAACGCTTAATCCTTATTTGTTATGTGAACTATTAATGGTGCGGCTTTGCTTGACCAAAACTAATGCCTACCTAGGGCGCAGCTAGTTACAAGATATAATGTAGTCCGTCGACGGTTTTTGCCTATTAAATGTACATGAACTCGCTTCAAGTTTCAGATATTTAGTCTCAGTAATTGAGTACGCCATTTCCCAAGGTGATTTACTGAGAATTAGTATTGGACACTGAACTGTATATGCATTTGTTGAACTGCATTCAGGGATACTAATGGCTGATTCAATAATAACTGAGCGCCTGTAGGTGCCTCCGTCATTTCTAGCTTTGATAGTTCGCTCTCCCAAGCCATACATATTGTATCTCATATCACTATATTGATTATTAATAATTAAGAGCTCACTTGAAAATGTCGCAGTGGAGACAAAAGAAAGAGCTAAAGTTAGTAGTTTTGTCGCAATTCTCATATACGGACTCACATTCAATAAAAACAACCAATGATAATCAACAAGTTGATAACAAACAAGATTAATATAAAAACTTCAGGTCACATAACAGCTTTATTAGACAGAAAAATTCGGCATTTAAATACAGAATTTATCTAGTAATCTTATGCACGAAAGAATACACATTGATATACCACATATTCAATAACTTATCTGTCGCGTATGATTCATCACTTCACAAAATACAGAATTTTTCTGCATAGCCAGGCAGCTGTGGCTCATCTAGGTAAGCACGCCCACGAGAAAAACAAAAAGACATCCCCAAAGCCCTGAGGACTGTATAAATCATCACCATAATTTAGTACTATGGGCTTATCATTTCGATAGGTTCATGGTGCTATATGAGAGTAGTTTGCACGGAGTGTGGCGGGAAAGCCCGCATACAAAAATCAAACCGTATTTCAGCGGGTTATAGCGATTTATATTGTAGTTGTAGTGACCCCGAATGCGGTCATTCCTTTGTGATGAACCTAACCTTCAGCCATACTCTTAGCCCTTCGGCTAAAACGACTTCTCAGTTAGCTTTTGAAATGGTTAAAGCCCTGGCACCCGATCAGCGCCAAGAACTAAAACAACAGCTATCAATCCTCTAAAGTTTAAATTCCGGGCTATCTCCACCATCAGCCATCTCAATTAGCTGCTTCATTGCGGCTAACTTTTCAGGCTTCAACTCTTCTCTTTGGTCTGCAACCAATAAACTCATCAAATAAATACCTACATCAGCTCTGCTTTCACCTTCAGTGCTGAGTGCTACAGCATCTATAATGAACTCCATCGCTTGTAAAAATATGTCCTGTTGTTTTAATGACATAGCTCTACTCCAAACCAAAAGACTGGATAAATATACAGTACTTTTACAAATATTCATACAGTGTTTTTATGAAGCGAGATTCACCCCTCATTCTGATAACTTATCTGACCTTCATATCAGCGGCCATTCAGCAGTTTCAGGGAAGAACGACAAATTAGGCTGTTCATATTCATAATCGTCGTCTTCACCAGCTAAAGGTCCAGACTGTTTTGTCTTGAGAGCATCTAACCAGCCAAAATCTGGCTTGGGTCGGTACTCTTCAACGAGCTGGGCAGGGCGAACCGTGCCGCACGGTAGGTTCTCCGCAGGGCGAATTCTTATACTTGTTTCATCATCTATTCTAATTGAGCTGCCTTGTTGCAGCGCGATTAAAGCTGAACCATCAATGTTTGGTGGTAACCCACCACCTACTGAGTAAGGTTCTAATAATCGCTTAAGCTGATCGCTGACCTGTACTTTCTGCGGTAGCGTACAGTTATTGACAGAACTCCGAGAGGAATCAGAGATTCCAGAAAGAGCAAGATCAAAAGCCCCCGCTTCAGAGTCATCGTTCTTTTCAGTTTTTGTTACTATCTGCCAGGTCTTAAGACGAGTCTTAACCAACTCACCTGCAGCAATAAAACCTTCTATCTTGCGAACGTCTTCGCCATGCGGAGAGGCAAACGGCAGCACTTCATAAGAGTTCGTGATCAGCAAATCCTCACGCTTAACGAACGGGCCACCCTGCCCCATGATGTAGCCTTGCCAGTTGCCATGGTCGGCCGCTTTCATTGTTCCTGCGACATTCACTTGATCTGTATCAGCCCTCGCCTCGTAGTTCTCAGCAATCACACCCACTAACTCTGCATTCGTCATGACATGCGCGGGCTTAAAGGGACCAACCAAACGGTACATAGACATTAGATAGATAGAAGCCAGATCTTCACGCTCTTGCTTGAACACGTATTCCATGAAGGCTTTCTTGTTTTGACTTGCTAGGCGGCGCAGCTCACGGTAAGTCGTGACCGGTGCACCACCAAAAAATTGAAATTGACGAATACCCCAGCGGCTCTTCCAAGCGTTGACGTTTTTAGCCATCGCTTGCACAGATTGCCCAGTCTCTTTTGAAACCTCTTCATCCATGGCATAGCCATCAATATTTTTAGAAATGTACTTAGCGATGTAGCCCGTTGCTGTGCCTTTTTCTGGGTCGATATACCCAAAGTCACAACGAGGCTGATAATTGAATGGACCTTGAATAGACTGCTTCTTGGCTGCACGTTTTTCGTTGCGATCGAAGAACGGGTAAAGCTCTTCTTTATTTTCATCAACTGCATAGCGAATAAATACGTCACGTACCTTGGCCACATGCTCAGGCTTAACCCAAATCAGCAAATGCCAGTGCGGAGTACCATCATGATGTGGCTCAGCAACGCGAATACCAAACCAACGAATCTCATCACGGCCTAACTTGGCACGAATGCGCTGCCAAACCTTATTCAAATAGGTTTGCGCTTCACGTGGGCTCGCCCCGTTCCAATGTGGAATGAAACCGCCTTTCTTATAGCTATTATGATATTTCGATGGTGTTGTCAGCGTTAAGAACAAACCTTGTAGGCCAAGTTCATTGCCGATATCTTCACAGCCACGACAACGAACCATTAACTCATGACGACGAATGGCAGGGTTCGACATGCTTTTCAATACCATGTCTTCCATTTCAACTTCTTCGCCAGTGGTTTCTTCTTGAAGTAAGTGGCCTTGAATAAAGTCCCAGCTCTTCTTTTGCTGAACTTGGTGTTCTTGAATGCAATCCCATGAAGCATAAGGTGACGCCTTCGCCGATACTTGCCCCATAGCAATAGCTAAGTGCTCACGCATAATTTTGCGAATGCGCTTTAAGCGTCTAAACCACCACTTTTCACAACTCAACTTAGAAATAAACGACATGATATTTTCAGGCGTAATCTTCTTGTCATCATTTGGCGTTTTTACCCCAAAGCTACGCACCAAAGAAACACACTGCTTGTAGACCATAAGCGCCGCAATGTTCTCACCGTTCTCAGTTTCACATTCAATCGTTTGAGTCAGTACCGTTTGATAACGAATCAAGATAGACACGATTTTAAATGCCATCTCTCGAAGTTCATCTTCAACTAGCTCGGCAATGATTTTGCTTCGAACAGGTTTACGATTTTTCTCGGCCTGTTCAAAATCGAAACTGGCTTGTTGATTCGCTTGCTTGAAGTTGTTTTGCTGAGGGCTGCTTTCGACATCGACAGCATCACTCAGCAAAGCAACCTTAGAGGTAGTAGGAAGTTGTTTGTATTGCTCTAGCACCAACAGAACACGCCTATGCGCGGGTACCATCTTTTCACGGATAAATGTATTCGCAGCAAAACGTCCTTGCTTCTTGAAGATCGAAACATAGCGATTGGCGAAATATTTAGTTAGGTAATGAGGGAGATCAGCAAAGTGTTCAGATAGCCATTCTCTATCTGCTGGGTTTACTTCATATAACTTACGTTCAACAACTGAAAGATTTTCAGGTTCTATATTAGCGGGTTCGTAACCTGCAGGAACACAAATAAGCCCTTCATCTATGGCAGGTAAAGGGCATAACCAAAAGCGATTTAATGGTTTAACTGGTTGATAGAATGTCACTAACACTCATCCAAAAAATCTGTGGGGTTGCGTGTGATTTTCAATTGAACCTGGATAGACTCATCACCAGATAGCAAAGTACCTAACAGCACTTCATTATCTGAGTGATCGCCTTCCAGCATTTCGACTAATAGAGTTTCAATGTAATCAGGCGCTTCAGCCGCAACTTTCTGTGCTTCGCTCATAACGCAGCTAGCTCCTGTGTATCCATAATCATATGACCGCCAGTGTGATTACCTTTAATAATCACCCCGTTCAAAACGTGCTGGCAGTTGAACAGCTCGCAAG